GAGGCTATCGGCGTTGCGATCGACGCGGTCGTTGGGGTCGCCGAGGCTATCCCTTCTGCGTTCGCCGCAATCCCCGCCCTGATCAGCGAGACCATGGTTTCTCTGTTCGAGGCTATCGCCGGCGCCTTCGAGGAATTTGCGAACAGCATGATCGAGGGGTTCAACCTCGTAGGTCAGTTTATCGGCTTCACCATCGACCCGCTCAACCTCGACTTTGACAGCGCACGCGACCAGCTCGCCAAGGCCGGCGAGGAGAGCGGCTTGTCGACGGCCGAGGAGTTCACCGAGCGCTGGTCGCTCAACCTGATCGAAGACACTGTCACCGCTGCCGAAAGAGAAATCGTCCCCGACCTTATCGACATATCAACAGGCCTCGACGAGGCGGCTTCGACCATCGACACGGCCGCCACCACCATAGCCTCGGCGCCAATCGTCATCGACGAGGTCACCGAGTTCACGATCTCTGGCTTCGCCACATTCCTCGGCGAGACGCGCGAGGCAGGATTCGAAATCGAGGAAGGGTTCGACGTCACTTTCGATCGGGTGGCGACCTCGTCCGGGGCCGTGTTCGAGGGTGAGACAGACTTCTTTGGCCGCTCGACCGAGGACCTCGGCACCCTGAGCGAGCGAGCCCTCGACGTCTTCCAGGACGCCACCGCCACCGTTGCCGAGGCAACGGGTATCGAGCTGGGCATCTTCGAGACCGCCTTCGAGCTCGGGTCGAGCGCTCTCGACCTATTCGCCGACGAGCTCGAAGAAGCGGTCGGTGGGACCGCGACCGAGGCGATCCTTGCTTTCGGCGAGTTCGCAACCGGCAACCTGACCGGCCTCGATGCCTTCCTTCGCGGAATATGGGGCCAATACCTCGGCTTCTTCGACGAGCTGACCTTCGGGCTCGGTGGTGTCTTCGTGGGGGCCGACATCAGCAAACAGACCGACAGCACGGCCGCCTCGATCTCGATTGCGAACACATGGGCCAAGGGGAAGGAGTTATTCGACACGGTCGCCGGGTTCACCGCCGGGACTCACGCCACAGTCAACCAAGGGCACGCGAGCGCGACCTCGGCCTCGGTCAGCACACAATCACGAGAGGCCAGCCGCTTCGCCGACAGCTTCACCAGCACGACAAATCAATCGAGCCAGACCTTCGGCGCCTTTGTCAACGACGCATCAGCCAGCTTTGCCTCATTCGTAAATACAGCGATTCAGGCGGGCGAGGAGATCGCCAACATTGGCGCCACGGCCCTAGGTGGCGCCGGCGGCGTCCTGTCCAATCTCGACCAGACAACCGGGGCCGTTTCGGTCCTGCGTGTACTCTCGGGCGTCGGGCTTGGCACGGGGACCGGCGAGATACCCGACGTCGAGACCATCGAGCTTGCCTTCGGTCCAGAGACGCCGGCACAGGCGGCCGGAAGGGCTTTGGCTGAACGTATCGGTAGCAACATCTTCGGTAGCAACTTCGCAACCATCGGTGCCGGCATCGGGTTTACGATCGCGGGTCCGGTTGGCGCCCTTGCGCTCGGTGGCTTAACCAAGGTTGCGGTCGACTTTGCCACCGACCTGGTTCTTGGCGAGGTTGGTAGTCAGGTCGCCGGCCAGCTCGACAGGCTTTCGGGCGGTGTGGTCTCGTCGGTCCTCGGCACGGTCCAGCGAGGCATCCAGAGCTTCAAGGATTTCACGGGGCTAACCGTGGTCGAGAACGTGATCGGCGACGCCCGCGATTTTGTCTTCAGCAGCGTAAGGGACTTGGCGTCGAGCGCGGCGCGAACGGTTGGTAGCTTCCTCGGCATCGAGCGGGGCGGCAACGACGGCGGTGGCAGCTTCTCGGACAGCTCAAGCTTTGGCGGCCGCGACCGAACCAGCCAGCCGAGCGGGTCCGGCGGGATCGGTAGCTTCGCCCTCGGCGGCGTGATCAAGGGTCTTGCCGGTGACAGGGCGTCACAAGCGTCACAAGCGTCACAGAATGACGGCCGTGACGTTTTTCTCGAACTCGCCCGCTCGCCACACGGCAAGCTCTCGGTGATCGCCCCGGCCCGGCTCGAGAAACCGGTTGTGACCTCCATCGTCGCAAACTTCGAGGGAGCGAGCCCCGCTGCGGTCGAGACCTTCCGGCATCGAATGGAGCGACGCGGTTTCGTGTTTCGCGAAGATCCGGTAGTTGTTCGAGAGGTGATCGACCGGCTAGAGCTTGAGAGCGCCTAATGGTCCAGCTCGTCGGCGAGTTCAACACCCGCAACATCGAGCAAGCGATCGCCTTCGTCGAGGGGTTGCTTGAGGGTCTTCAGGATGTCGCCGAGGAAACCGGCAGCGACATCGACAACCTTGGCAAGGGCGGTGGTGCAACCGGCGGCTTTCGTGGCATCGCCACCGAGATCGTCGAGTTTGACCGCGGTGTTCAAGGTGTTCTCGACAAGATCTTCAACCTACGAAACGCCCTGATCGGCCTCGGGGTCGGCGCGGCCCTCAAAACCATTGTCGACACGTCGATCGAGTTCGAGCGGTTCGAGCGGGTGCTGGGGCTGGTTTCGGATGGCGCCGGCGGCGTTGCTGATGAGTTCCAATTTATCCGAGAAGAGGCCGAGCGCCTCGGCCAGCCCATCCAAACACTGGCCGACAAATACGCCCAATTGGCCACGGCGGCAGAGGGGACGGCGCTCGAAGGTGAGGCGATCCGTGATGTGTTCTCGGGGTTGATCGAGGTTACATCGGTTCTGGGCAGCTCAGCCGCCGACGTCGACGGCGCCCTACTCGGCCTGACTCAAATCCTTTCGCGCGGTGTCGTCTCAACCGAAGACTTGAGACAGATCACCGATCGCCTACCCGGCACACTTCGAGCAGCCCAACTTGCGGCAAACGATTTCGGCGGCGAACTCAGTGAAATGCTCGAAGACGGCGAGCTGATCAGCGAGGGGTTCTTGCCGCTGTTTATCGAGCGTTTGCGCGAAGCCTTCGGCACCGATTCGACCTCCAGGGTCGACGGTCTAAGACAGACACTCAACCGCCTTGGCAACGATCTATTCGAGCTGCGTAACGAGATCGGCGAGGGCGGGTTCACCGAGGGCTTAACCGAAGCATTGGAGAGCTTGAGAGAGGTTGTCCGCTCCCCCGAGCTGGGCAGTGCGCTGGCCACGATCGGCGACCTCGCCGGCGACGCATTGGTTTTGCTCGCCAACAACCTTGACCTTATCGTCAATATCGTCGGGACTCTGGTCGCTCTCAAGCTCGCCGCGTTCTTCATCAGCAGCTCTGAGGCTGTGGCCGAGTTCATCCGGGTCAGCGTCACCAGCAACCCATTCGGCTTGCTTCTTAGGGCTGTCATCGCCTTGACGCCGGTGATCCTGACCTTGACCGGCACCACAATCCCCGACCTGGTCGACGGCTTCAAGGTCGCGGTCGAGTTCATCATTCGGTCTCTGTCTGGATTGGCCGAAGCCGTCCCCGTCGCACTTGGTTCTATCCCGGACGTCTTCGCCGAGGTCTTCTTTAGAGCGGTCGAGCTGGGTGCAACCGTCCTACAGGATTTCGTCAACACGATTATCGAGTTTGTCAACTCGATCAGCTCGATCGTCGGTATCGAACTCGACCCTGTAAACCTCGTGCCCGATCGTGTCAGGCTTGAGTTCGGCGCGGTCGGTGCGGACATAGGCGAGGCTTTCTCGCGTGGCTTCGAGGAAGGCTTCAACATCCTCCCACCCGACGAGGTCGTCGCCGCCTCGGCTGATGCCACCGCCGCCAGCGCCACCGCGATCGAGGCCGCCATCCTCGCCGCTGCGGATGCCGCGGAAGAGTTTGGCTCGGTGGCGAGCGACCGCTTCGCCGATGTCGTCGCAGGCATCGACGAGGCCACCGCCGCTCAAGAGAGGTTCCGCGAAGGTACTGAGCTTGCGGGCTTCGAGGTCGGCGCCTCGACTGACACGATCGCCGCATCGTTTACCGGACTCGGTGCAACAATCGACGACGTATTCGCAACGGCCTCGGACTCGGGCTCGGTCTTCGTGAACGAGTTCACCTCTGGCTTGGGCGACTTGGCCGACACGAGCGACATCACCTTCGAGGGTATGGGCGGCGATATTGAGGATTTCCGCCTTGCCTCCGAGATCGAGTTCGGGACGCTGTTCGAGAGCGCTACATCGGTGCTCGACGCCTTCGGAGTATCGCTTGAGGAGATTATCGGCGAGCGAGGCGTCGCGATCATCGAGGCCTTCTCGAACACCACGCAAGAGCAGTGGAACTCGATTGTTTCGGCAGGGCAAGTTCTACTGTCCTTCTTCGGTATCGACCTCGGGAGCGCCATTACCGTTGCGAGTGACGTCTTCGCGGCGTTCTCGTCTTCGAACGTGTCCTCGACCTCGTCGAGTGTCGGCCTGATCACCTCGCTATGGTCGAACTATGGCGGGTTCTTCACCGGCCTGTCGAGTGACACCGCCTCGGTGTGGAAGGCAACCAACTTCACCATGAGCGCCGACAGTACCTCGACGACGGGATTCATCTCGGGGCTCTGGACCAAGTTTTCAGGTTTCTTCAGTGGGATCGGCGCCGGTCTCACTCAAATTTGGGATGCCTTCACCGGGAACAGCGAGGCGCAGTTCGCCACCTTCATCAGCCTTGCGATCGTGGGGATTCAGAACTTCGGCGGCGTGTTTCAAAGCGTCATCGGGGTCTTGCGTGGCGCCTTCGACGCCTTCGTGTCCGCGGCCTCGGCGGCGATCAGTGGGGTCGTCAGCGCCGCCGGCTCGGCAGCTCAGGGGATCATCAGCACGGTCGGAAACGCGGTTTCCACCGCGGCTAGCTTGGCGAGTAGCGCTCTCGACCTGGTCTTCGCGCAAGGCGGCGTCGTTGGTCCCGTCCCCGGCTTTGCCGCCGGCGGCGTGGTGTCGGGTCACCCGCTCGCCTCGATCATGGTTGGTTTCCAAGAGGGCGGCCGCATCGTCAGGCGCCCCGAGGCGTTCGGCCTGGTCGACGGCCAAGGCAAGCGGACGATCGGCATCCGTGGCGAGCTTGGTCAAGAGGCGATCTTTCCAACCGCCACGGCCCCCGACGGATCGGTCGGCATCCTCGCCCAAGCCCCACGAGACAATACACCGCGTGTCACCCGACAAACCCCCGAGGTCGTCGTGATCAACGCACCTAGAGCCGACGAGCGGCGCATGGCAGAAATCGAGGCTATGGTCGACAACCTCGACGCCAGTGTCGAGCCACGGATCGGCGCCGCGTTCGAGGATATCTTTAGAGGGGTCAGATGATCACATACCCGCTCAACATCCCGCTCGAAGCCTACGCATCGATCAGCTTCGAGGGTGACAACATCGTTGGCGCCACGCGGTCGCAATTCACATTGAAGGGGCAGGTCCAAGAGTTCGAGGGTAGCATCTGGCAAGCGACGGTCAATTATCCCGAGCTCGACGTCGCCACCGCGCAGCCGATCGCCGGCTTCCTGATGTCGCTTCGAGGCCGGCTCGGGTCGTTCCTTCTCGGCAACCCGGCACAACCGAACCCGCAAGGCGCGGCCTCCACGACAGCCAGCTCGCCGGTGGTCGATGGTGCGGCGCAAACCGGCTTCGAGCTTTTGGTGCGGAGCGCCCCGAGCTCCCTCGTCGATTGGCTTAAGGTCGGCGACTACATCCAGATCGGCCCCAGCTCGCGCGCCCGGCTCCACATCCTAACCGACGACGCGACCACCGCCGCCGACGGGACCGCGACCCTCGACATCTGGCCAGCCTTGCGCGAGCCAACCCTCGACGGCGACGTCGTGATCTACAACTCGGCCCGCGGGGTCTTCCGGCTCGACACCAACCGGCCCGGCTTCGATATCCGCGCACCCTTCCGCTACCAGATCGGATTCCCGGCGGTGCAGGTATGACCGACGTCACACGAGACCCTGTCAAGAGTAGGGATCTCGCCCGGCTCAAGTCACACGCCCGCAAGGTCGCGCTACGCTCGCTGATCTCGACCAAGACCACCGTGAAGAAGGTCAATGCGGCCTCGGCCCCGGCGATCGACGAGGAGGACCGCACCGACGCCCCGCCGCAACACCTCGCCTATGGGATTGTCAGGGTCGAGACCAAGCTCGACTTTGCCCAGGTCGTCGGCGGTGAAGACGGTCCGCTCTACTGCGCCTTCGTGATCGCGCACGGTGAGATCAGCGGCGTGTTGACCTACGAGATCGACGAGGGGGTGATCTTCCCCTCGCAGGTCCAGCCCGACGGCGACGTCGACCTCGGCGTCTTCGCCAACAAGGCAAAGCTGATCGTCCAGACCGGCGCCCCCGGCCAGCAAGCGCTGACATCGTTCTTTGCTCCAACCGACTTTGGCGAGGATGCGCGCGGCACCGACATTGCATGGCTTGCCGGCCGGTTCGTCTTCGAGCCCGACGTCTTCCTCGGCGGCGTGCCGAAAGTGGCGGTCATCGTGAAGGGTAGCGTGGTTCTCGACCCGCGCACCGGAATCACGGCCTGGCACCACAACCCCGCCCTGGTTCTCTACGACTACCTATCCCGCCAACGGGTGCGGCTTGGGCTCGGATTAAGCGGGATGGAGTTCGACCTCGAAGCGGTCAAAGACGCTGCGGACATTTGCGACCAGATTGTCGCGGTCAAGCAAACCTCGGCCAAGGCGACGCCGACCGCGTCGACTTTCGCCTCGATCGTCATGGCGGTACCGACCACGCCGTTTCAGACGGGCGACCGGGTCCAGCTCTCGACCGGCGCCGGCGAGGTTCTGCCGAGCGGCCTGGCTACCTCGACCGACTACTATGTCGTGGTCGTCCATGACCGGACCAACGACGCCCAGCTTTCCGAGATCTCCCTCGCTTCGAGCTACGCCAACGCCATAGCAAGCACCACTATCGCCAATGGCAACCTGACCACCGAGTTCACTATCACCAAGACCGGCGAGCCCCGCTACACGATCAGCGCCACCTTCGAAGATCGAGAGGACAAAGGACCGATCATCGAGGAGATGCTGAAGGCGATGGCCGGTCGCCTGCTCAATCGAGATGGCCGCATTTGCATCGTTGCCGGCGCCGTGACGACGCCAGTCCTCGACATCACCATCGACGAGATCAATACCGGGATCGAGGTCGAACCCAAGCTCGACCCACGGTCTCGGGTCAACACCGTTCTCGGAACTTACCGCTCTCCGCTCAACCGGTACCGGGCGACCGACTACCCGCCGATCAGTAGTTCAACCTTCATAGCGCTTGATGGTGGTGAGCAACTCCTCGGCCGCCTCGATTTGCCCTTCGTGCCACGCTCAGGGCAGGCGCAGCGGCTGGCCGCGATCTTTCTTGGACAGTTGCGTCAGGAATTGCGGGCGTCGTTCTCTGGCGATCTACGGCTCTACAAGCCACGTGCTGGCGATCGGGTCCGCGTTACCGTCCCGTCACTGGGTTGGACACTGCGCGACTTCCTGGTGATCGGTCGGGTCCTCTCCCTCGGCCAAGCCGCCGACGGCATCACCTTTAATGTGGATCTACAGCTCGAAGCGACCAGCGACACGGTCTTCGACTTCGACCCCGAGACCCAAGAGACCAAGGCGGCCCCGCCTCCGATCTCGGCGGTACCGGACCCGCGCACAGTGAGCCAGCCGGGCAGCCCACAGTTTACCGAGGACCTGCTCGTCACCACCGACGGCGCCGGCGTCCGAAACCGACTTACCGTCACATGGGAAGGGTCGAGCGACGCCTTCGTCGTGAGCTACCGCTTGCAGTACCGGGTTGTGGGCGACACCCGCTTTGTCGAGTTTAACGAGCTGCGCGACACTCAACTAATCGTCGACGACCTCGCCCCGGCGACATACGAGTTCCAAATCCAGGCGCGCAATTCTTTCAATGTTCTATCACCCGTGACGATCGGAAACTTCCAGGTCCGCGGGTTGATCGACGTCCCCACGAGCCTAACCAACTTCGACGGCCAGATCGTCGGCATCACGGTTTTTCTACAGTGGGACACCTCGCCCGACCTCGACGTCAGGGTCGGCGGTCAAATCGAGATCCGGCACCACCCCGACGAGAGCGTCGGCATGTCCGCCGAAAGCCTGCTCGTGACTCGCATCGGTGGCGAGCGAGCGGCCGACCAGGTCCCGTTCAAGCGTGGAACCTACTACATTCGGGCCGTCGACCAAGGTGGGCGGGCTGGCCCATTCTCGGCCTGGTCGACCGAGGGGGTCGCGCCGGTCCAGAGGATTTCAGTCGTCGCCGGCGGCGCCTTCACCGGTACCGATGGAATTGAAGACGAGGCCACCATCGACGAGGGGGCCGCCCTGTTCCCCTCGACCAACCCCTTGAACACAGGCGTCGTGATCAACGCCCAAGACGAGCTCGAACTCGATGTCGTCGGCGGCCTCGTCGTCACCTCTGGCATCTATTTCTTCTCCACGTCGATCGGCTTCGACAGCAACGTCAAGATCGTGATCGAGACCCTGTTGCGCGCCTCGATCGTAGATCTCAATGACGTGTGGGATGATCGGACAGGCACGGTCGACGGCTTCGCCTCGTGGGACAGCCTCGCAACGACCGGCAAGGCAGAGGCCGAGATACAAGCCCGCACAAAGCGGCTAGGTGGCACCTTTGGGGATTGGGTCCGGGTCGACACCAAGATCGTGTTTGCGTCTGACGTCGAGTTCCGCATCGTGCTCGACAGCCAAAGCACGTCGGCGCAAATCAGGATCGACCAGGCAAAGGTCTTTATTCAAGAGGTCGAGTATCAACGGCTATCGCAGGCGGGTGTTCGTTTCGTCTCGCACCGCGGCCGTATGCCCCTCTTGACCGGATCGGCCGTGGTCGAGGGGAGCGTCGTGGTCCATGCTGGCACCATGCCGCTACTCGAAGGCGCCGCGGCCATTAGCGATGCCGACGAGGCGGCCTTGAAGGCTGGCGGCCTGTCGACCAGTCTGGCCTGGTTTGTCGGCTCGCACCCGCCGGGTGATGCTGACCTCGGGGACGACACCGCAGGCAACAACGCCGGCACCGTCACGGGCGCCACCCTCGACGCCCTGCACCCGACACAGGGATGGTATGGCATCCGGCAAGACGCCTTCAACGATCGGGTCAGCTACAGCGCGGCGGACCTCGAAGCCGCCGTCGGCTCGAACCTGACGACCTGGTCGGCCGCGGTGTTCGCTACCGTCGAGGACCTCGAAAATTTTGGCCTATTCTACTGCGCCCCGTGGGATGACGACGCCCACACCAGCCCCTTCTTCAATGCCCTGTTTGGTACGGCCTCGCTTTCCCCTGACCGAGACCAGCGCTATTACTATTTCACAACCGGGACTAGTACCGATTTTTGGGCGACGATCGACCTTACCGTCATAATCGACGACAACTTGCCGCATTGGTACGCGGTAGTATGTGACACCACGACCGACGACGCGATCTTCTATCTCGATGGTATCGAGGTTGCCACCGTCAACACCGGCAACGCCCCCCGCAATTGGAACCAGGCCGCCGGACTCGGCAACACCATCGTGATCGGCACCCGAAACGACGTTGCGGCCGGCGAGGGTATGAAGGGGCTTGGGCACCAATACGCGGAATGGCCCGGCCGCAAGCTCTCGGCCGCCGAGGTCCTCGAACTCTGCGAAGACCCCACAACCATGCTTGAGGTGACCCGCGACCCGAGGCGGCCCGTCGTCGGCAACGTCTCGAACGGCGGCCAGCGGCTATCGTCCCCGGTGGCGACCAACGACTTCACCTTCAATCACACCGCGGCTTCGGGCGCCAACATCTACGTCTTCGTTTTCGTCACCAGCGACGAGGCGGTCGCCGACACCCCGACGGTCACAGTCAAGTTCGAGATCAGCTCGATCGAAAGCGGCACGGTGACGGAAATCACCGACAACAGCTCGGGCGACCTCGTGACCGAAGGCGGGCTTCCGACCTGTCGCGCATTTAGGATCGTGGCGCCGACCTCTGGCGCCGGCGTGATCACGGTCGACGTGAGCTTCGGGGGGTCCGGCACCTATCGGATCGGCGGCGCCGCGGCCGTCAACATCTCGGATGACGGCGGCCCCGGCTATGTTCGCACTAGTCAGCCGGCCGACAGCACCGTCAACGGGTCCGACAACGATTACCAGACCCTGGTCAACACTCCACTCTCCCGGGTCTTCCGCTACAACGCGGTGCGCGGCGGGTCGAGAACCTTTACCAACGACGCCAACGCCGACAGGTTCCAACGCGATCACTTCGACGAGCAGATCGCCGGCGGCCTCTCCTTCGAGACTCGCCACCTCTTGCAATCGATGGCCCGGCCGATCGGCGGCTATGTCCCACAGGATATAAGTTGGACCGGTGGCGGCGCCGATCATTGCGCCATCTCGGTCGAGATCCTGCCCTCGGGGTTCTTCAATCAACCCGTCATTCGAGAGTTCGTGACCGGCACGGCAACGCAAGCCTCGGGCCAGACCGACCAGGTCGTCGTCAACCTCGAACACCGGGACACCACCGACCGAGCGCTGTTGGTCCTGGTCTCGACCACCAACGACGACGCCGGCGTCGATGCCCCGACCGTTACCGCGAAGTGGGAGATCTCGGCCGTCGAGAGTGGCACTGTGAACGACCTCTCAATCGCAGCCCTCGACGATGCCGCCGGCGGCGTCCCGTCCGTTCATGCCTTCCTGATCAAGGGCGCGACCGCGGGCTCGGGGTCTATCACGGTCGACGTCGACATGGGGTCGGGCAACGTGACCCGTTCGGTAGCGGTGTCGGCCTTCGACCTCGACGGCGTGTCCGCCGGCGGCGCGACTGGTTCGGCCCGGGACACCAGCGCCGTGACCGAGCAAGAGTTCTCGATCACCCCCGAGAGCGACGAGAGCTTGATCTTCATCCTATCGGCCATGCAAGACGATGATCACGTCCTGAGCAACGCCGGCCTGACGATCGCCGGACCTCACCTGGTCGACCAGAACACCGGCACAGCCTTACAGGACCACACCCAAGCCGTAACCTTCCGCTCGAACCGACTGGCCGCCGCTCAGGATGTTCGAACGCGCTGGACGCTCGCCGACAAGGCGGCAAGCTTCGCCCTCGAAATCAAGCCGGCATGAGGTAGCCCTATGACCCTTCGAATTTATAACGAGATGGCCGAGGAGATGGCCGACGCCGCGGCCGTCGACATCCAGGCAACGACCACGAACAACGTCTTCGTTCGCATCTACGAAGGCCCACGGCCGGCCGTTAATGTGGCCCCATCCGGCACCACACCGGCGGGCGTCCTGATCGCCGAGTATGACGTCGGGGCGACACCCTTCGGGGCAACGCCGGCGGCGGTGGCTTCGGGCTCGGGTGCAACACACTCGGTTTCAGGGTTGCCCCTTTCAGACGATGCGCTAGCCGCCTTCGATTTCAATGCCAATGGCGGCTATGGCCTTATCTTCAAGCGCGACGGTACAATCGGCTATACCGGGTCGCTAGGTGCCGCCGGGTCCGGCGCCGACTTCGAGGTCACGCCTTTGAGCGGTGCAATCGCCCTGACCCTCACCTTGACCGCCGCAAGCTTCACGGTGCCCCAGTCATGAGCCAGTTTCCGACACTCGCCTTCGACGGGCAACTGAGCGGCGAGGAGGTCCTCGACGACCTCGGAGCAGCCCTCGAAGCTATCCAATCGATGAACGGCGGCGACAACGACCCACCGCTCGCGTCGATCCGCCCCTATTCCTGGTTCTTCGATAGTGACGACGTCTCGCTCGGCGGGTCCGGGGTCATCAAGCTCAGGAATGGGACGAACACCGGCTGGATTCCGATCTTCAATGTGGTTGGCACCGGCGCCGACGGTATCGAGATCAGGTCGCGCAATGCTGGAGTTGTGACGCTCGGCCTAAGCAATACCTTCTTACAGCCGCAACTGATCATCCCGACGTCGGCGCTTGGTTCGCTCACGGTCGGTAGCCAACAAGGCGGTGGCGGTATCCAGGGGCGCCTAGGCTTCCAAGCCCGCGATGATGCCAGCGCCGACCGGTTGGTCGCGGCCGTCGACGCCGACGTCGTCAATAGCTCGGCCGCCAGCCTCACCGCCCAGCTCAAGCTGCGCTCGATCCTCTCGGGCACGCTGGCCGATCGCTTTCGCCTCGGCGCCTCGCTGTTCGCCGAGGGTCTCTCGGACACGGCCGCCGGCTCGGTCAACGCCACCGAGCTCCTTCGCAACGGCGTCGCCCTCGACACCATCATTGCGGCCGCTGACATCAGGGCGGTGGACGTCCAGACCCTCGCCGCCGGCGCCGCGGTCGATCTCGACCTCGCGACAAACCTGCACTTCCTTCACACCTTTACCGGTGATCGGACGCTCAACTTCGACAACGCAGCGGCCAACAAGGTCGGGCGCATGGGGATCTTGACCCTCACCGCCTCGGGTGGCGACCGCACCGTCACGCTAGCCGACGACAACGGCATCGCCATAGCCGGCGACCTGGTGACCGACCAGGCCCTTGCGATCACCTCGGGCTCGACCCGCAAGTTTATCTTTGTGGTCAGGTCGACGACCGAGGTCCGGCTCTACGAGCTAGCCGGTAGTGGCGCGGTAGCTGGGTTTTCCTCGATCGAGCAATTCACGATCACGACCGCCCAGTCGAATGATGACTTTCTGAGGATGCAAGAGATCGCCGAGGGTGAGACTCAACACGTAACGCTTCATGACATCCAGCAAACCAACAACAACGACTCGTCGGTGCTTCTTCGCGTCTCGACAAACACCACGCAGCGGACCTCGGGCTATAAGAGCAACGGCGACCTCGGGGTTAACAATAGCGACAGCGGCATCAAAATCGGCCGCGTCGGCGAAATCAACGATCGCCTCTTTGGTGAGTTCTGGATTAGGCGGACCAATGGGGTCGTGTGGGTTCGAGCTTCGGTGATGACCTCAGAATATCTTAGCGCCGGCGGTGATGTCACGGTCACCAGTAAGGTCTCGGGGTCCTACGCCGGCGGCCTGAGCTTCGACCGTTGGTACATCGACTTTACCAATACACCCAACACCATCGCGACCGGCTCGAAATACACAGTGCGGCGCAACTGGCTCTAGCCCTTTGCTTCGTTGGCCGCCTGGTCGTTGGTCCTGCGCTGCTCCGCACCCTTGGCCTCGGCCGTTTCCATCTGTCTCATAAGGCTGATGAAGTCGTCGAGCTCGGCGCCAGAAGCGAAGCCGTGCTCGTGGCCGTAGTCGCGCAGGGTGCCCCATGGGCACCGGCCATTATTGCAAGCACGATCACCGGCAAGTTCGCGGAATGCCTCGAAAAAGAAGGATAGCCCGGGCTCCTCCGTGATCTCGATCGCGGCCTCTAAGTCACCACCGATGTTTTGCCCCAACGCTTGGCACGTCTCTATGATCGTGCGGGCTTGGTCGCCGAACCGGGCGGCAACCTCGATGGCGAAAGTTAGTTTTTTGCGTCGAGATCCTCGGTCGTGTCGCGCTTGAACAACGCCTCGGTGCGCGCCGCCTGCATCACCTTGAAGAATAGGACCTGACCCCGCGTGGTCGCGAAGACCTCTTGAGCACGCTCGACCGGGATGGGATTCCCATCATCATCGCAAAGCGACCAGTCGACCAGGACGCAAGCGCAGCAAAGCTTGATGTCCCCTTCGAGCGAGCCTGTCATGAACTCGGCGTCGGGGGTTAGCTTGCTTCGCTTGGCGAGTAGGCGCCGCTCCTTCGCAGCAAGAACACGAAACGCCTTGTTGCTCTCCTGCGCCCGCCTGATGTCAATCCAGAACGCGCCGCAATCGAGGCGGTGAATGTCCTCGTAGTCGAAGCCGCCGAGCGCCTTGTCGAGCTTGAGCGCAACAGGCGCCGCGTCGTTGGTCTTAGCTGTAGCCATGCCCGGCTTTCCTCTTGTGGTGGTTACTTCCGCCGGCTCGAGACGGCGGTTTTGACTTCCCGCCTACGATGGCAGGTAATTGAACTCCGTCACTTTCATGGTGTAGTCGAGGCCGGTGTCGCGGGCGCCGCCGTAGGTGATCGGCATTTGGATCGGGTTGTTCGGCGTGACCCTGAGCTCGCCACCGCCGCCGGTCCCATTTGGGGAATCTAGTACAGTCCCTTGCCTACGACCGTTGGCGACCTTAGCCACCCCGAACGTGATAGCGACCTGAGAGTTCGCCCGGATGGCTTGCGGTGCCGAGACGCTTGAAAAATAGGCGGTGTACGTCGCGCCCAAGCCCCACTTGCCGAGGGTGATCAGGAACCCGCCGAAGACGCCGACCGCCGGCCTCACCGAGGCGTTGTTGGTCATGTTGAAGGTGGCGTCGGTGATGAACCCGAAAAGCTTCTCGGGGCTGGCATCCGGCGAGGCCGCCGCGGGGACCAGGATAAAATCGTTTGCCAGAACGTCGGAGGTCGAGTTGTAGGCCTCGGTCGCCGGCAACGAGAGGATGGTGTCGCCTTCGGTGTAGAGCTCGGTCGCGGCCCCAGCCTCACCCGAGCGGTCCTCTTTGTCGAGCGCGACGAAACGCATCTCGGTCTTGATCAAGCCCCGGGCGATGTTGATCACGGTCTCGTTCAGGACCGCACCGATCAGGTACTCGGCTTGCACCACACCAGGCGACCCGATCGGGTTCGGAATGCCGAGGCGCCGCTCAAGCCGCCAGCTCTGCTTTATGAACCCGGTGGTGTCGGATCGCTTGTTGTAAGTCCGATCACCGAAGTAGAGGCGGATTGTCTTACCGGTGCCGGTGTCGGCGACCATGTCAACGAAGCGGCCGTCGGCGTCCCGGGTCGGCGCCCTATCAAGGTCGATGCGATTGGCTGCTACCGAGAAGACCCGAACGAGGCCGATATTCTCGTCAGTGTTGAACGAGAAGGCGTTGTCGGCACCGGTCGAGAGGCGGTCGCCGATATAGAGCATGTCGCCGGCGTTGATGTCGAAGGTGGTGAAGTCCAACACCGTCGAGGTGATCGCCGGCCGCGAGCTCGCCACGTCGATCTCGATGTCGCCGCTCGCGCCCTGCAAACCTACGACCATCAACTTTGCATCGGACGGTGGCGAGCCCTCGACGCTCAAACCAGAGACCTCGACCTCGTCGAGGGTAGTACCTGTGACCAGCTTCAAGCCGACGTTGGCGGTGATGCCGTAGTCTTCGGCGTACACAAGATGGTTAGCAAGGTAGCCCGCCGCGGCCGCCGGCGTGCCGATGTCGTAGCCCGTCGCCGTGACGGTCGGCGAGGTTTCGAATACGCCTCCGTGTTGCGGCTGGCTATCCTTGGTCGAAGCGAAGACGCTTTCCCAAAACTCGGTAAGCGCAACTTGCGTCAAGTCCTGCGAAACGCCGCCCGAGGCGGTGATGCCGATCGCCGAGCCTCGCTCGCTCTGCCGTGATGTCGAAATGATATCACGGGCCGCGGTCTCGACCGTCGCGCCGAATTGCGGATAGGTGTCGACGTCAATCCGAAACCATTGCTCGGTACCCGGCAAGACGCCCGGCGATGCTTCTTTGAGTGCGGCAAGCCCGGTATCGTTTGAGTCGATGCTGCGGAGTTCTGGTAGCGCCATCGTTCGATTCCCCTCTTAGCGCCCGAAACGGATCTCTTGCGACCCCTGTCCCGGAAGGGAATCGAAGAACGTGTCACTTGGGTCGATCAGGCTTTGATCGCCGCTCGCATACCTTAGCACAGGTCCGTTATTGCGGAAGGTGAGGCTGCTTTCCACTTCAATCGTGATCTGTTGACCGTCCCCGCTTTGCCTAAGTGGCATGGCCCGAATAACTCCCATGAAGATCTTGCGCCGCACGACCAGGCGCCCCCTGGTGTCCATCGCGCCTAGCCACACCGACGCCAAGCGACCTTGGACCGGCTCGTTCAATGCGATAGCGAGGAACTCGGCTTGCGCCCCGACGAGGCGCAGGTCGACGCTCAGGTCTTCGAGGTCAATACTCTCGGAAATCGAGAAGCTCGCCTCGAAGGCGTCGATCGGTAGGTAAACCGTCCCGTCGACCTCGATCTCACCGGTACCGGTCCAAACGTTCGTTGCACCGGCGGCAAGGTCAAGATCGAAGAACACCGCCGGCCGGACCCGCTCGAAGGCAACCTCGGTGCTTAGGAACTTCGCCGGCGCGTCGGCAACGGTGACGGTGGCCGCTTGCGTCGCCAGATAGGCGGCCTGGCTGGCCGACACCACCGAGGTAGGTAGCTCGCCAAGCTCGGCCGTTTGTGTCGCCAAGTATGCCGACTGCGCCGCGGTGATCTTGGAAATCAATTTCGCGGTCGACGATTGCTGGGCCAGGAATGCCACCTGAGCGGCCGACACCAATCTCGTGGACAATCCCGTTGTCAGGGTGGCGCTTTGCGTGCCCAGGTAGGCGCTCTGCGCCGCGGTGACCTTATTACGAACGGCGACCGTAGAACTTTGCGTCGCCAGATAGGCCGAGGCGGCCGAGGTGACCTTGACGATCGCTTTCGCCGTGGCCGCCTGCGTTGCCAGGTAGCCAGCCTGCGCGGCGGTGATGGTCCGGTCGCCAGATACGAACTCGTAGGCGCCTATGCTCGGCGTCGTCGGCCTGGTGTTGCCCTTGATGTCGACCGTCGCGTCAACGCGGCTATCAGGCTTCGAGCCACTTCGATCGGTGCCGCCGAGGTAAAGCGCGCTGTCGACATCCTTGATGGACAGATCGAAGGTCGCCGGGGCCGTGAATAGATCGGCCGCGGCCTCGTTGATGGTCGGCGAGGTGCCCGGCGCCGAGGCGTCACCCGAGAGGTTGTTCGAACCAACCCAGCTCGACGAGCCCTCTTGATCGAAATCACCGTCGGCGTTGACGCTCTCGTTGACCGAGGCGGTGTTGTAGATGTTCGTCGTCGAGCCCGCGCCGTTTCCGCGGCCGAGGAAGATGCCTGCGCCAAACGACCCTGTCAGGCCGCACCCGAAGACCGTGCAAAACTCGACATTGAAGGTACAATCGCTTTGAAAATCATGGATGCCGCTACGGCCGGCGTCGATAAATAGCGAGTTGTAGAAGGTGTGCGTGATGTCGACGACGTCGCCGGTCGAATGGACGCAATCGACCTGATCTGTGACGCCCTCGTTTCGAGTGTCGGCGTCGAGGATGCACCGCTCGATCAGGCTGTCGTCGGCGAGGTCGTCGGCCGTCAACCTGACACATTCGGCGGACACCGAGGCCGTGGTGTCGATCAGCACGTTCAGCTTCAGAAGATGAACGAAGGCCTCCGAGATCGTGACCGAGTGGCCGCCGGTGTTGCCCCTGATCTTGGCGCCAGCACCGACAACGCCGGCGTGGTAGTTGGCGTCGTTGACCCTCAAGACCACATGGCTCGAAGCCGTCGGCGGGCCGTTGGCCGAGCCCCCGATCGTGACGTTCTCGGTATAGGTCGAGGCGTCCTGTATCTCGACGATGTAGCGGTCGATACCGGCGAAGTCGGCGTCGTCGATCGCAGCTTGAACCGAAGTGTAGTCGCCCCCGCCCGCTGCGATCACTGAAACGATCTGGTCGGCCATCGCCTACAGGTCCAAGTGATCTTGCATCGAGCCGATCAGAGTCGGACGATCAAAGGCGGCGTAGCCAGCCGCCACCGAACCCGGGTGCGTGCCGGCGACGACCTGGTCGACCACCGCCGGCGAGATCCGAAAGCGGCGCAGCCCGACCCGCATGTCGGCACGCCGGCGAAGATCGGTGATGATGGCCAGCCGGACATTGTCACCGGGTCGCACCTGATCGCCTCGCCGTGGCCTGGTCGGGCCACTTCGCCACACCTCGAACGTAGCCTTCTTCTCGATCCGGCTAATCGATATGACGTGGAAGGCGGTTTGCACTCGACGCGCAAGCTTGGCCAGCTCTCGGCGTTGCTTGGCGCTCAGTCCCGCAGGGTCGAAGTTGAACTCGATGACATGGCGGCCGGTCTTGATGTTGTAGCTAAGCTCGGTGAAGCGGCTCGCCGGCGGCAAGGGCTCGCCTAGCAGGCGGATCGAGCGGGCGGCCCTCAAAACCGTGACGTTGCCGACGGTGAGGTTCCCCCTCGCCTCGATGTTGGTGAACCCCCAGTCACCTAGGGCGTCGACCAGGGCGGCATGGGCAGCGCTCCCATGTCCGTCGCGCCGGCGTATCCTGGTCGCCGTTATGGCAATCTGCCAACTGTCCCGCTTGGGTTGGATCGAGCGCCAGTCGAACCGAAGCGCCATGCGCCACTCGGCGAGGTAGGCCGAGACCACCGCACCCGAGACCCCCGAGGCACGAACGACGCACCACTTGGGCGGTACCTGCTTTCCGCCCAGCATCGCAGGCGCACCGACCGGCGAAGCCTCGGCGGCAACGATGTTGCCCTTCTGATTGGTGAGGCGGTGGTCGTCGTCGAACCCGAGCCCGGCAACACTCTTGTCGACACCTCGAACAAGTAGGTCGATCATTAAACGCTCTGCGGCAAGGTCCCGGTGTAGGCCGTGAGCTGGACCTCTTGAGTGATAGTGATTGAAACGTTGTCGATCTCGAAGTCGCCCCCGCCACCCGAGGCCGTGACGGTGCCGGTCAGCTTGACGTTGTCGTCACTGTCGAGAAGCGCGCCATAGCCGGCCGTACCGGTCGCCGCGGCCGAGGCGTCGGTCTTGGGCAGTCCCGCGAGCGTCTTCACCGCGCCAGACCCCGAGGCCGCGGCGGCACCGAAGGCAGGGTCGCTCAGGGTGAACTCGGCAAGTAGGGTGCCGGTCAGGGCGCCGTTAAGCGCCGGCTGGCCCCCAGTGTGAATAACGATCTTGCCGAAGCTGGCGCCATCGTCGGCCTTGTCCCACATGGCATTGGCGCCGGCCTCGACGGTCGCGTCGTAGATCCTTAGCGACATCGCTTTCTATCTCCTGATGATCAGCTCGGCACCGACCAGGGCGGCCGCCGTGCCGTACTTCTTGACCCGCGTGATGTTGTAGCGAATCCCGTCGACCTCGACCTTGGTGTCACCGTCGAGGAAGGCTGGCACGTTCGCCCCTGGCACGAGTAGGACCTCGTCGCTTGCGAGTACGTCGGTACCGGTCACCTGGTCGCTCGTCACCGGTGCGAGCTTGGCGTTCGCCACCACACTCGAACCGTCGCTCGTGTCCGTGTCGAAAGGGGTGGTCGAAACCGTGACCTGCTCGACGAACGTCACCGAGGTCGGATCTTTGTTGACCGCGGCCAGAACCGAGGCGGCGAGCTTGGCGCTCATATACCGAAGTCCGGCCTCATCCAGTGGCGAAGCAAGTCTTCGAGCTTCGGAAGTCCCTGCTTTGTCTCACCGGCGGCGCTGGTGTCGGCCGCGGTGACGTAGCTCGCGGAGAAGGGGCCGAGCTTCTCGCTCTTGACCTCGCCGCCCACACCTAGGCCACCGTGCTCGGTGCTTTGCGTGAGTGCCGTCACCTGTTGATAGATCGCCTGTTTGACCCGCTCGGGTAGCGTCGCCGAGGTCCAGCCGATCGTTCCCTCGACCCTCACCGTCTTGTAGGCAACCCACTTCACCGACGGGTCGGGCCAGC